TCATATTCAAAAAAACATGGAGAAAAACATAAAGGAATGTTTACAACTGATAGGGCAAAAAATAGAAGTAAAACATTTTCAGGCATAGCAAAAGCAATGGCTGAACAATGGGCAGGGAGGCTAGAAGAATGTATGTGATTAGCCAATATGATAATGGAGTGTTTTTCGGAGAAATTCTTGAAACTGGATATTATGCTGAAAATGAGTCATGGATGGAAGTCCAAAAAGAATTAGAGGAACATGATATAAATTACATAAACTAAAAATTAACTACCCAATACCCACCGGTGGTCAGATACATAATAAGTCAGTATACATTCCTTCTGCTGACTGCCGGCCTGGTAGGTACAACAGAATGACTTGCCGCCACGTATATCCTTAGAGCGTTTAATGCCTGTTATTTGGACTTTACAACTATATCCGTAAGAATCTACCACTGTAAAGTATAACGGCTTAAAATCGCCTGTAGGATTAAATACAGCCATAACGGATATAGGCTGGCGGGAAGAATAGTCGATTGCGAATTTTGGCTGTCTATCTGGTTCGAAGAATGGCATGGTATACCTCATTTATATTTTTTTATTTATTATACAAACATATGTACTGATTAGCAACAAGAAAATAAAGTAAATTGCACATTGACAACTGAATATTGGTTAGTGGATAATAGGATTCAAAGGAGCGTGAAATAATGTCAGAAATTGATAGAGTGCATGACGTTCTCACTGACCTGCTTTGTTCGTGTATGAAACATGTACCAAATGAAAAGCCAGAGATAAATGATTGGTGCTATGAAACTACATCATTTGGAGAGCAAAACAGGGATGTAAGAATTGGAATGTTGAAAGAAATAATATCTGATGATGAAGTAGTTACCGTGACAATAGGCGGCAAAGAGATTCATTGGAGAAATGCAGAGTTCAAAAAAATACCGAGCGAATTAATGAGAGCCACTAACCAATAAACGGTTGGTGGTTTTTTATTGCAAGAGGGAGTTTGAGGAAAGGAGTAATATGGATAAGTTAATATTAGATGCGTGTTGTGGAAGTAGAATGTTCTGGTTTAACCGGAATCATCCCAACACGGTTTATATGGACAATAGGGAATTAGAAGATACTCTTTGTGATGGACGGAAATTAGTTGTAAAACCTGATATCATAGCAGATTTTAGAAATATTCCTTACCCTGACAATAGTTTTAAGATGGTTGTATTCGACCCACCTCATTTAATTAATGCAGGTGATAATTCCTGGTTGGCTAAAAAGTACGGAAAGTTAAATGAATCTTGGCCAACCGATTTAAAACAAGGCTTTGAAGAATGCATGAGGGTATTAGATACATACGGAACACTTATTTTTAAGTGGAACGAGGAACAAATAAAGCTTAAGCAGATACTTGATATTATAGATTATAAACCACTGTTTGGGGATAAGAGAAGCAAAACTCATTGGCTGGTGTTTATTAAGGATAAGGCGGTGAATAAGGATGAATAAAACAAATTGTAATACATGCAAGCACAATCACAATATATATTATGCTGATGATTTTCATTCTTATTGTCCGGAAGGAAATTGTACATTATGCATGCAACAAAGCAATGCAATATGCGAAGACTACGAAGAAGGAATAGCGGTTGAAGAAACGGAGAAATAATATGACCTGTGATAGATGCCCTAATGAAGATACAAACGCATGTAATTTATGTGAGGATAACGGAAAGGATGCAGATGAAAACAAGGGAGAAAATACAGAGGAGATACAAACCGGGACAGATAATAAGAATGTGCCGGCGTGATGATAAAGGAAATATTATTAAGAGATACAAAGTAAAAATAATTGACTTTTATCCTTACCACGTATTGGTAGAAAGAAATGGATTTCGTGAAAGTTATACATATTGGGATATGGAACAACTAACTATGATTAAGGGGGGCGAGCCTATTGCCAAATAGAAGAGAATTAAAGTTAAATGATTACGGAATATCAAGCAAACGATATAAAGAGCTATGTGGATTCTGTGAACAGTATACAGAATGGAAAGATGAACTTGAATTTAAAAAGGATACATTAAAAAGCAAGCGGATCACAGACATGCCATTGTCAACTAGCGGTGAAGATGCAACGCTAACATTAGCTATCAGACGGACGGACTTAGAAAACAAATGTAAAATAATCGAAGATACGGCAAAACAAGTGGATGCATTTTTATTCCCATACATAATCAAGGCTGTTACAGAAGAGGTGCCATGTTGGTATCTGGAAGAAATAATGGGTATGCCATGCTGCCGAAAAGACTTTTACGCATTAAGAAGATATTTCTATTTTCTTCTTGATAAAAACAAAATATGACCACCGCGAGGACGTACTTTTGTGTTATTATAATAGCATAGAATAATCGTTATAGAACATCTAACACAGCATGCAAGAGTTTTCTTCATTCAACCTCCTTTACATACCGTTTGGTAGCATTGGTAAAACTACCGTAAGAGCTTAGTCCATTGGATTAGGCTCTTTTCTATTACATATGAAAGTAGGTGATTAAACCATTGATTATACCAATAGAGGTTAAAAAGAAATGCATTCAAATGACCAAGGATGGGAAAACAGTCAGAGAGGTTTACACCGAATATTACAGTAAGGAATACACTACAGCTTTTGAAGGATTTCGAAAGATGCTGCAAAAATGGAAAAAGAAAACATTCGCAGATGATGTATTATTAGATGCCGGTAACCTTGGATATGGTTATACACCGACACGAACCACCGTCCAGGTAAATTCACAGGGCGAAGTTGTACAAACATGGATTAAATCACATACAACTGATTCCATGTATATGGAACTTATAGACAATATAAAGAATATGCAGCCGTTCGAGTCGATACAGAAAAAGGAAATGCAGCCGATTGATAGAATGTTAGAAATTACTTTCGATGATATGCATTTTGGAGTCGCCACATTCGAAGATTACATGGATACATTGCAAGACACGATAGAAATTATAAAATCTCACCAATATAAAGAAATCAATATGATTATCGGCGAGGATTTACTACATACAGACGATTTAAAAGGCCATACAAGCAACGGGACCGATATAGGTAAGATTGATGTACCAAAAGCTTATAACGATACCATACGTTTCTATTTTGCGTTAATTGAAAAGTCATTAGAAAACAGTGAACGAGTCCGGGTTACTTATTCGGTTGGTAATCATTCAGAGACATTGAGCTGGACAATCGTCCAGGTGTTAAAAGTAAAATACCCACAGGCCGAATATGATGATTCATTAGACAATCTAAGAAAAGTTATTACATACGGTAAAATATTTATTGGTATAACACATGGGGACACAATTAAAGGAAGCCTAAGAGATATCAAGGAATTATTTGTAGAGGAAAATACAATGGCTTACGCATTGGCTACTATAAAAGAAATACATATAGGTCATTACCATGTATCGAAAGAAACCGGAGATATTAATGGATGTGTAGTCAGGCGGTTATCCACTAAGGTTCCACCGGATGAATGGCATAAGAAAAAAGGATTCACTATGGCGGTAAAAAGATTCATGCTATTTGAATATAGCAGTGATAAACTGCTTTCAATTCATTACGTTTAGGAGGTAATTATGAGTGATAATGTAAATCATCCTTCACATTATACAGGGGGAAATATAGAATGCATAGAAGCCATTAAAGAAGCAACTAAAGACTTAACAGGAATAGAAGCTACAGACACAGGCAACATACTTAAATACATATGGCGATGGAAAAAGAAAAACGGTATTGAGGATTTAAAGAAAGCACAATGGTATCTCAATCACCTGATTAAAGAGATTGAACCGGAAGAAACAGTTGATAAACTCCGAGAGCTGCACTATAAAAGAAGAACACTTGATAATCAAATAAGTGAACTATCAGAGCAGCACAGCAGAGAATTACTCATGGAAGATATAGGTAGAGCCTATGAAGATACTAAAGATAATAGTTGATCATAAACCAAATACCTGCATGTCATGTGTATTGAAGCATAGTAGAGATTGTGGTAAGACTAAGTGCATACAGGAAGATACAAGCGGAGTAATGGTAATTAAGGTACCGGATAAGAAATGTTTATTAACTACACAATAAAGTAGGTGGTGGGAGTGCCAAGAGCAAGGGATCCGAATAGGGATAAAGCAAAAGAAATATATGATAGCAATCCAGGGATAGAGTCAATCGAGATTGCAAGTCGATTGAACATTCCTGTTGCAACTATAAGAAGTTGGAAACAAAGAGATAATTGGGTTGGACATGAAACGCAATGCAATGCAACGTTGCGAAAAGCGTTAAATGATGCAACGAAAGAAACAATGCTTAATGAAAGCCTAACACATGAACAAAGACTATTTTGTATTTATTACAGCAAGATATTTAACGCAGCTCAAAGCTATCAGAAAGCGTATGGATGCACATATGAATCGGCAATGGTCAATGGTTCCAACCTACTAAGAAACGCTAAGGTTAAAGAAGAAATACAAAGGCTTAACGAAATAAAAAGACAGCAAATAGTAGCCGGTGAATCTGATTTGATAGATTTGCATATGCGAATAGCCTTTGCTGATATAGGTAATTACATATCATTTGGACGTGAAGAAGTTCCTGTTATGACTATGTTTGGACAAATGAAAGATGATTCCGGTGAAAAGGTAACAAAGATTGTTAATTCAATAAAGGTCAATGAATCATCCAATGTTGATACACAGATTATACAAGAGGTTAAACAGGGAAAAGATGGATTCAGTATAAAACTGGCAGATAAGAATAAATCAATGGATTGGCTTGAAAAGTACTTTCTTATGAATCCAATGGATAAGCACAAAATAGAATATGACCGTCTTAAGATGGATTTGGAATACAAGAAGATTGAGCCGGAAGATGGCAAGGAAGGTGTTAAGTACACCGGCATACCCGCCACGATGATAGCCCCTGCATTTGCAAGGGTTGTTTTTGATATTGCGGATCACGAACATAATGAATATGTATTTCCTGGTGGACGTGGTAGTACTAAATCATCGTTTATCAGTTTGCAGATAATAGACTTACTGGAAAAGAATCCTGACATGCATGCTGCAGTGTTTAGGCAGGTTGGCAACACATTAAGGGATTCGGTATATGCTCAGATGTGCTGGGCTATATCTGCTTTAGGGCTTGAGGACGAATATAAATGTAATGTATCTCCATTAGAGATAACTAAAAAGTCAACAGGGCAAAAGATATTCTTCCGCGGTAATGATGATCCAATGAAATCTAAGGGTATCAAAGCACCTGCACTTAAAAAGAAAGCCATTGAACGGATCAAAATTAAAAAAGCATCTGTTATAAAAAATAGTGGTATAAAGGTTGATAACGGATATATCGGTATATTGTGGTTCGAAGAGTTAGATCAGTTTATCGGTCCAGAAGCCGTCAGAATGGTTACACAGTCAGTTATCCGTGGCGGTGACCTTACCTATATCTTTAAATCATTTAACCCGCCTAAATCAGCTAATAACTGGGCTAATAAATATATTAAGATTCCAAAGCCGGGGTTGTTGGTGACGCTCAGTAATTATTTAGACGTTCCGAAGTCGTGGTTAGGGCAACCTTTTATTGATGATGCAGAATGGTTGAAAGAAGTTAATCCGACAGCCTATGAAAACGAATACATGGGCGTTGCAAATGGCACCGGCGGTAATGTATTTGACAATGTTACGATAAGAACCATTACCAATGAAGAAATAGCAATATTTGATAGGCTGTACTTTGGCGTTGACTGGGGATGGTATCCTGATCCGTGGGCATTTAATAAAATGTATTACAATGCAGCACAGCACAGGCTTTATATTTTGGACGAGGATAGACGGAATAAGACAAAGAACGAGGAAACCGCCAGAATATTAAAGGAAGAACACGGAGTTGGACCCAATGACCGTATAACATGTGATAGTGCCGAACAAAAATCAGTCAGCGACTATAAAGACTTCGGATTATTCGCCAGGGGTGCAATAAAAGGACCGGGCAGTGTTGAATATTCCATGAAGTGGCTCGCTTCTCTAACAGAAATCATTATAGATAATATCCGCACACCTCATACCGCAACCGAGTTCCTGGACTATGAGTACGAAAGGGATAAAGACGGCAATATTATAAGCGGTTATCCGGACAAGAATAATCACCAAATAGATGCAATAAGATACGCTCTCGAGGAAGTATGGAAAAGGAGGGGGCAATAATGCTGCAGAGACTAAGAGACTTTATAAGGCAGGTGTTGAATAAGATGTTTAACCGAAACACATTAGAAAGAGAAATGCAAGTTGATATTGTTACCTCTGATAAGATGGCACGGGCTATACAGGAGTGGACGGAGATATACGAGGATAAGGCACCGTGGATATGTGACACTGTTCAGAGTATGAATTTAGGTGCAACAATAGCCAGTGAATACGCCAGATTGACCACATTAGAGCTAGAAAGCAAGGTAGAAGGCAACGAATACCTTAACGAACAGTATCAGGCTGTTATTGGCAGCATTAGGATATATACAGAATATGCTTGTGCAAAGGGAGGGTTAGTATTTAAACCTTATGTGTCTGGTCAGAATATTGAAGTTGACTTAACACAGGCGGATTGCTTTTTCCCTACGGCATACAACAGCCGCGGGGAGATTACTGGCGCGGTATTCGTGGATACTAAGACGATGGGAGAGATACTTTATACGAGGCTGGAATATCACAATTTAACAAAAGACGGGTATTACATATCAAATAAGGCATATAAGACCAAGAATATTGAGGGTAACAACTCGATAGGCAATGAGATACCACTTACTGATGTAAACGATTGGGCAGAACTCGAACCGGAGATCATGATTCAGAACGTTGACAAGCCATTATTTGCCTATTTTAAGATACCTATGGCAAATACCATTGATACAACATCACCTTTGGGCGTATCGGTCTTTTCCAGGGCGGTAAACGATATCAAGGAGGCTGATAAACAGTATTCAAGGTTGTTGTGGGAATTTGAAGGGTCTGAACTTGCTGTTGATGCAAGTATCGATTGCTATAAAGTGACAGGCAAGGGAGAATATGAGATACCACAAGGCAAAGAAAGACTATTTAGGATACTTCAATATGAATCCAGTGAGTATAAAAAGCCTTTTGAAGTATTTTCCCCTACTATTCGCGATCAGTCAATACTTAATGGCCTTAACAGTCTGCTTAAGCAGATCGAATACAAATGCGGTTTAGCCTACGGTACTATATCAGACCCTCAACAGGTAGATAAAACAGCCGAGGAGATTAAAACCAGTAAACAAAGGTCTTATCAGTCTATTACAGACACGCAAAAGGCTTTGCAAAAGGCTTTAGAGCATTTAGTTTATTGTATGTCCATAATTGGTCAGTTAGCTGGGCTTCCTACCTCTGGAAAGAATGAAGTAACATTTGAATGGGATGATAGCATACTAATTGATGCTGAAAAGGAGCGCACACAGGATAGACAGGATGTAGCAATGGGAGTTATGAGCCTGCCGGAATACCGGGCAAAATGGTACGGTGAAACAATAGAAGAAGCAACTAAAAACATACCGGAACAGGCTGACGTTATAGTGTAGGAGGACAATATGAAAACTGTACTATTACCGATTATAAAAACATTGAATAAGATTTTATTTGTTGCAAACAAAAAATTATCAGAAAAATTAAGGAAGTGATTTTGTGTTTACTCCTTCCCAATTAGAACAAATGCCAATTGAATTAGAACGCATCATGTTAGAGGTTGAACAACGAATTATGGAGGATATTATCCGGCGTATAAACATCAATGACGAGATCACGCGGTCCGCAGATTGGCAGATATACCGGTTAAAAATGATTGGTCAAAGTGACGAGTTCATACGGAAACAAATACAGGATGCGTTAAAGCTGTCAGATTCCGAAATTCAGCGATTATATGACGGGGCAATACAATCGGGCTATGTACGGGATAAAAGCCTGTACGAGTCCGCGGGAAAGCCACAGATACCATTTAAAGATAATGAACCATTGCAGCAACTTATCAGATCGGTTATAACACAAACGCAAACTGAAATGGTAAATATTACTCAGTCGATGGGATTTGCAATTGATATCGGTAACCGCCGCATTTTTACACCTATGGCAGAATACTATCAACAAATTTTAGACCGCGCCATAATGGAAGTTACAACCGGCGAGTTTGATTATAATGCTACTCTAAGACGGACGATACATGACATGACAAAAAGCGGTATACGGGCTGTTGGTTATCCTACCGGACACAGAAACCGAATTGTAGTAGCCGCAAGACGAGCGTTAATGACCGGAATCACGCAGGTAGTGAGTCATATTAACGATTCCAACGCACAGGAACTTGACACAGAATACTTTGAGGTATCATGGCACGGTACAGCAAGACCATCGCATCAGGCTTGGCAAGGGAGAGTATACAGCCGTCAAGAATTGGTATCCATATGCGGATTAGGAACCGGTCCCGGGCTCATGGGGTGGAATTGTTATCATACATATTACCCATTTATCCCCGGGGTATCGGAACGGACATATACGGATGCACAATTAGATAAGATGAATCAAAAAGAAAATGAAATTAAGACATACAACGATAAAAAATACAACCGGTATGAGGCTACACAGCGTCAAAGGGAACTAGAAACACTTATGAGAAAGCAGAGACAGGAAATTAGCCTGCTTAAGAAGGGTGGTGCTGCAGAAGACGATTTAATAAATGCAAGGGTTAAATACCGGAGTACAATGGCGCAGTATTCAGACTTTTCCACGAAAATGAATTTACCACAACAAAAGGAAAGAGTCTACATGGATGGATTAGGGAGGGTTTAAATGATAACATACGCATTATTACTCATGATAGGTATTAAATTATAAATGCCAACAAGTTATTTCGTTATTCTTGGAATTGGGGCATGTATCAAATTGATAAGCGTCGGAATAGAACCACAAAAGAAATAAAACCTAATAATTTGTTTAAATAATTTGGACGTAGAAATACGTCTTATTTTTATGCTTACTGGTCAGCGTATCAGACCTTAAACAGTCGGTCACTGGTGGATAGTTACACACCTAAAATAACTTATTAGTGAAAGGAAAGATAAATATGAAAACAGAATTTTTAAAGGAATTAGGATTAACAGAGGAACAAGTAACCGCAATCATGGCTGAGAATGGCAAAGACATTCAGAGGGAAAAAGACAAGGCCAGTAAGGCTGAACTTGAAAGAGACGGTTATAAAGAGCAACTTGATACCGCACAGACAGCATTGAAAGAGTTTGAAGGTGTTGACATCAAAGAGCTGCAGGGCAAAGTATCAGAACTTACTAATAACTTGTCAGAGAAAGATGCAGAATTCCAGAAGAAATTATCGGACATGGAATATACCAAAGAGATTGACAATTACTTTACCGGTTATAAGTTCACTTCTGATCTTGCCAAAAAGGCAGCGGTTGAAGAATTTAAGAAACAGGAATTTAAACTGGTAGAAGGTAAATTCATGGGCGGTGATGATTATATGAAAACGCTCAAAGAAAGCAATCCTACAGCCTTTGAGTCTGACACAACCGATGCGAAGCCTCCTGTAATTGTTAAACCAACACAAACACGTAAACCAGGTGAAAAAATGTCTCTTGCCGAAGCTATGGCGTATAAAAACGCCCATCCGGAAGTTGACATCAAAACATTAATCTAAGAAAGAGGTAAATTATATGGGTATTTTTGATGGTAAGAATTTTAATAGCGAAGTATTTATGGCGTACATGGAAAAGACGCCGAACCTTAACAGGAACGAGTTAGTAAGATCAAAAGCAATCGTACAGAGACAGGATATAGCAGCAATGTTCCCTGACCAGGTAGGCAGCAATTATGCCACTATCCCTATTTTTGCGAGAATTAAAGGCGCCAGAAAGAATTACAACGGAACCACGGATATTACAGCCAACAGTTCCGTTTCATACACTCAGGGACGTACAGTTGTTGGACGAGCAGACGCATGGGTTGAAAAAGATTTTACATACGATATCACCGGAGGCGTTGATTTTATGGCGCAAATTGCTTCACAGGTTGCCGAATATTGGGATGATGTAGACCAGGAAACATTGCTTAGCGTACTTAAAGGTATCTTCCTGATGACTGGTACGGAAAATCTTGAATTTGTAAATGGTCATACTCATGACATTTCTGCTAAGACTGACGGGACCGGTGTATTCGGAGCGATTACTTTAAACAATGCCATGCAACAGGCACTTGGCGATAACAAGGCTAAATTTACATTAGCCATTATGCATTCTGCAATTGCTACTGATCTTGAAAACCTTAAGTTGCTTGAGTACTTAAAATATACAGATGCACAGGGTATTGAAAGGCCTTTACCTCTTGCAACACTTAACGGACGCCTTGTTTTGATTGATGATACAATGCCTACGGAGTCAGTAGCGGCTACATACGCGCTGACAGCAGACACCGAAATCAATGCATCCAAGACATACTACACTCGAAGCGGATCAGCTGGTAATTATACGTATACTGCCGTTTCCTCTCCCGTAGTTGGAAGTATTGGCAGTTATTACGAAAGAACTGCTGCAGCGTTTGTAAAATACACATCTTATGTGCTTGGGGATGGAGCAATTGAGTATACTGATTGCGGCGTTAAGGTACCATCAGAAGTTGACAGGGATCCGGCTAAAAATGGTGGACAGGATACATTGTACAGCCGTCAAAGAAAGATTTTCTCACCTAATGGAATTTCTTTTACTGGTAATACAATTGTTTCACCTACTGATATTCAGCTCGAAACCGGTTCAAACTGGTCACTTGCAAACAGTAACGCCGAAAGTTCTCCGGAGTACTTCCCTCATAAGGCTATACCAATTGCCAGAGTAATCACAAGAAGAGAATCCTAATAAGGAGGCGTCACAATGGTAAGCTATACCACATTGACATTTTATAAAGATACATACTTGATGGGGATACAGGCGGTCATTAGTGACGCCTTATTCCCTTTGTACGCCCTTAAAGCTACCAGGACTATAAAACAGTACACCTTTGACAATATAGACGAAACAGAGACATATAGCGAGGCTGTGCAGATGTGTTGCTGTGAGATGGCAGAGTCAATATTTAAAAAGGACAATCCGGCGAATATCGTTGATCCCAATGTCAGAAGTGAAACAACTGGAACCCACTCTATCACATTTGAAACACAGGCAGCCACGGAAGATTATCACAGGTCAGTAATAAAAGGTATTGTTTATAATTGGTTATCTGATACTGGATACCTTTATAGGGGGTTATGCTGATGTACACCAATACAGATATAACAATCTACAATTACCGGGCAGATGGATATCACAGGCAAGTAATAAAGAATGTATTCTGGGATGCTGTGAAGCAATCCAATATTAATAAAAGTGGGTTGACAGCATCGGATTCAGTCGCGATATACATTCCGCTACCGTCACTGAATAATTATGCAAAACCAAAAGAATATGCTGCATTGTCAGAAATAGGCGATAATTTTACTCTACAGGCAAACAGTAAAGACTTGATAGTTAATGGTGAGGTGCCGGACATAATTAATAATTCATCTCCACAATTACAATCAGCATCGCTGACAGCCTTAAAAAACACCTATGATAATGTGGTAACAGTAACTGTTGTGGATGATAAAAGAATTGGTAGTCCCATAATGCAGCACTTTTTATTATCATGTAAGTAGGTGATTGGAATGAAGTTTCTGGGATTGACTATAAAACCCAATAAACAGCTCATACAGGCCAGAGGGTTGGAACCGTACGGGAGAACACAAAAATTCATTGACCAGGAATGTATAAGGTTAATGGACCCGTATACACCAAACCTTAACGGTATATTAATCAAAAGCGCAACACTAGGTACTAAAATAGGTTCCGGCGAAATACACCAAGTAGCCCCATATGCAAGATATCAGTATTACGGAAAATTAATGGTATCATCAACTACAGGCAGTGCATGGAGCAAAGGCGAAAGCAAGGTACTTACTGACAAGGATTTAGTATATAGCACTCATAAGAATGCAATGGCTGGTCCATACTGGTTCGAACGTATGAAATCTGATAAAAAAGACCAAATACGCCGCGGCGCCGCAAAGATAGCAGGTGGAAGATGAATATTATAGAAACCGTAAAAACAATCATTAATGATTACCCGAAAATAGCGGAATTTTCGAATCAAATCCATGTGGATTATACAGACAAGGAACCAACCAACTACGGGATATCTTCCACAGGTGACTCTCTGATCCGCGAGGATGTACTTGGTAATCAATATAGACAACACAATTTTGTACTATATGCAGTCGAACAGGCCTTTGAGGACTTTGACCGACTCGCAAATAGTACTTTTTTATTGGAATTAGGCTACTGGCTTGAAACCATAAAGGGGAATGAGATCACGGTAACTATCGGTAATGTAGAAAAGAGCGGCATCATTGAGAATATGACATGTGCAAATGCAATGCTTTACGAAATACCAGACGGAATCATGACTAATGGTGTCAAATACCAGATACAAATATTAACCCAATACAAAATCGAAAGTGAGGATTTTTAATATGCATAAAATGAATTTACAGTTTTTTGCTGAAACAGGAAAAATCAAGAGAAAATTCATGGCACATTTCATAGATGCCGCCGACACTGGAACGGCAAGTTATGTAAGGCTTGGACAGGATTTGGAAGAGTATGTTACGGAAATGGCTGCCAATGTAAACAGTACACAGAATATTCTCGGAGATACATCCACATCCATAGACAGCTACGAAGTTACTGCATCCGTTGAACCATATTACGCTGTCGTAGGTGATGCGCTATTCACCAGGCTGCAGGCCATCATTGATGAAAGGCAGACACTTGATGATCTTAAAACCACTGTTGTTGAAGTGCATTTATGGGAAACGGCAGAAACCGGCGCTTATCCGGCATATAGAGAAGACGCCATTATAGAGGTAACATCTTATGGTGGTGATACTACTGGTTACCAGATACCATTTACCCTACACTACATAGGCAATCGTGTTGCTGGTACCTTTAATCCGACAACTAAGGCCTTTACAGCTGAAACTTAATACATAGGGCGGTTATTCCGCCCCTTTTAGGAGGAAAGAAACATGCAAAATTTGAATTTTGATGATGGATATAAGGAATTCACCTTACATAATGACCCGAATCGTGTAATACGGTTTAATCCATCCGACTTTGGAATCATTGAAAGAATAAATGCAGCCTATGAAGAAATTGAAAAGGCTACTAACATTGATACTGATATAGAACTAAAAACAGACGGAACACCGCGCGAAGACCTTGGCAGAGCCGCTGCAATCGTTAAAGGTGTAAGCGATACCGTTAAGTCACAGATTGACTATATATTCAATAGTTCGGTATCAGATATGGTATTCGGAAAACAGAGCCCACTTTCATTAGTTGGAGGAATGCCGTTATACGAAAGATTCTTAAATGTAGTTATCCCGGTAATCCAAAAAGATGTTAAAAAGGAAATGGAAGCCAGCGAGAAGCGTGTCAATAAATACGTGAGCGTGGTTAAATGATCGGGCAGCTACCCAAAAAACTTAATATAGGCGGTAAAGATAGAGCTATTCGGAGTGACTTCCGGGTGGCTATTTTAATTTTTCAAGCTTTTAACGATACGGAATTGACGGATCAGGAAAAAGCAATAGTTATGATTAAATGCCTTTATGAGGATTTCGACCACATTCTTTATGAAGAATACCAGGAAGCGGCAGAAAAAGCCGTATGGTACTTGGACGGCGGTAACACGGATGATAAAAAGCCCCTTGCTAAAAAAGTTATGGACTGGGAACAGGACGAACAGATGATATTTTCGGCTGTCAACAAGGTGGCCGGCTATGAAACACGGGCTATTAAGTATTTACATTGGTGGACTTTCCTTGGTCTGTTTAATGAAATTGGTGAGGGTATTTTAAGCACTGTAATAAATATTCGCCACAAGAAAAACAGAGGTAGAAAACTAGAAAAACATGAACAGGAGTTTTACAGGGAAAATAAACAGCTTATTGATCTGAAAACACGGTATACAGCAGAAGAACAGGCAGAAATTGATTATTACAATAAAATTCTTGGATAGAAAGGGGTGTGCTAATGGCTGCAGATGGATCGTTAATCTTTGACACAAGGGTCGATACCGATGGGTTTGGTTCGGGTGTTAATACAATAAAATCACAGGCAAATGCCCTAAAAAGCACATTCATAGGACTTGGAAAAGTTGCGGCAGCCGCTTTTGGAATCGCGCAATTAGTGAGATTTGGTAAACAAGCCGTTGAAATGGCATCCGACCTGGAAGAAGTTCAAAATGTAGTAGATGTTGCGTTTGGGTCAATGTCTTATAAGATGGAAGAGTTTGCAAAGACATCTATTGAAGCGTTCGGAATATCGCAGTTAACAGCAAAGCAGACTGGATCAACCTTTATGGCAATGGCGCGCGGAATGGGATTAGCGATTGATACCTCCTCCGACATGTCAATATCCCTTACTGGTTTATCTGCTGACATGGCATCATTTTATAATATCAGTCAGGATGTTGCAAAGACGGCATTAAGTTCCATCTTTACGGGAGAGACCGAAACTTTAAAACAGTTCGGCATTGTAATGACGCAAGCTAACCTGCAGACATTCGCCTTATCAAAAGGTTTAAAAGGCAATGTGTCAGATATGAGCCAAGCCCAACAAACACTATTAAGATATCAGTTTGTTATGCAACAAACA